GTTGAACCGTTTCGGAAGCATGTGTGCGTTTACGGGTGCTTGCCATACGGCGGCGCTGGGTGCGGCGCACCTGTACCGCTATGCACGCGGGGGGGAGCACCGGGGGGGTGGGGGGCCTCACTAGCTGAGTCGCTCCTACGGGTGGACGGTGGACGGCCACGAGGCCATGAGCCCCGTCGCGCCCTTCGCGAGCGCCTGGCGCGCCTGAGACTCATTCGTGATGATGTGCGCGATCGTCGGCTTGCCTGATGCGTTCAGGCGGTTCCACACGTCCGGGCCTGCGCTCCATTCCATCCCTATCACGTCCCACTGGGACAGGTCCGAGGTCGCGACCTCGCTTGGGTACAGCATGGCCATGGTCCTGTACCCGCGGGCCTTCGCTCGCGCCGCGCTCGTCCCCCGCGCAAAGACCTTCCACAAGACCCTGCGCTCGGGATGCCCACCAAACGCTGTGTCCAGGTACTCCAGGAGCGCCTCCTCAGAGGCGAGATCCCCGGGATTGTGCTGATCCTCGGCTGACGTCGTCTTGTGATCGACCGCGAGGATCATATCGTCTGGGATCTTATCGACGATGTCCGTGAGCCGCATGAACGGCCCCGACGCCTGGCGGAGCGTGCGCAGCGTCGACCAGGGTGTGTTCCAGATCTGGTAGTCCGTTCCCGGCACGGTGCGCGTCGTCTTCCAGTCATGGATCGCGACGAACTCGCCCGAGGCGCAGCGGCGCACGGAGATCTCCAACGCCTTGAACCCGGCACGCAGCGACGCATCCAGCCCAGCCTGCGTGAATTCCGGGTACTCCGTGCCGCCCATCCGGTGACTGATGTAGAACGGGCGCGCCGCCAGAAAGCGCGCGACGGCGTCTTCACCTGCGGGAGTCACCGGCGTCGACGGAGCATGCCTCGATAGGCTCACATCGCCACCTGCGCGGCGACGCACTCGCACGACACCCGGTCTATCACCGCCTGCACGCCGACGCTCGTAAACGACGAGGTCAGGCATGCGCGATCACCTGCACCGCAAGGCCGTTAGAGCCCTGCTGGTTCGGGTACGTGACAACGAGGTCCGTCGGCTGCGAGCCCGTGCGGCGCGCCAACGTCACCGTCTGGTAGTTGAGGGCTTCCTGAGCCGCGAAGGCCAGCTTTTCCCACCCCGCAGAGACAGTCACCTGCTCCGAGGACTCAACTGCGCTCGTCCGCTCGAACGCGAACCCCAGCACCACACCCTCGCCCGCGAGCGCGGGAGCCGTGCAGGTCGTGGTCTCGGTCGGCGGGGCCTGGCGCTTCTTGACGTCGCCTGCCTCGATCGTGGAGGCTCCTCGGATGGAGGCGGCTGCCCAGCCGATCTCCGCGTTTTGGCTCATCGTCAGCGTGACTGTTGGTGTCCACGGGCCGGTGATGATGACGGCGCGCATCGTGCCGACCCAGTACGGTGCGACAAGCTGGTCCCAGCCCTGCGGCACGGTCAGGTCCGCCGGCGTTCCTTGGGCCTTCTCGTTCAGGCCGATCACGATCTTGTCTCCTGCCTTGCCATCGACCTTGATCGTCACGGTCTGTCCGACGACCTGACCGGCTGCGCTGGCGACGAGCGTCGGGCCAGCCTCGGGGGCAGGGCCGGGAGTCGGGGACGGCACAGGGGACGCCCCAGAGACAAGGAAGTAAAGCGTGCCGTCCGGCAGGGCCTGCGCTTCGGCCTCCGTGGAGCACACGGTGATGCCGACGCGCTTCAGGGCTTCGGTGAGTTCGGCCTTGGTGGCCAGGCCCGCGAGGTCACTCGCGTGGGCGACCCCGGCGACATCAGCCTTGGCGGCGTACCCGGCGAGCTCAGCCTTGGTGGCCAAGCCCGCCAGGTCGGACGCGTGGGCGACGTCGGCCACATCAGCCTTGGTGGCCAAGCCCGCCAGGTCGGCGCGGGTCGGAAGGTCCGCGACCTGGCTCGACGTCGCGTACCCCGCGAGCTCGGCCTTGGTGGCGAGGTCCGCGAGGTCGGTGCGCTTGGCGTACTCGGTGAGGTCAATCTTGCCGCCCGCCGCGGCCTTAGCGACCTCGGCCTTGGTGGCCAGGCCCTCGAGGTCCGCCCTCGTCGCGAGGGGGGCGATCGCGCGCGCGATCGCCCTGTCAGTGCCCTGCTTCGTGTACAGGACAGACTTATCCGGCATGGGTCATCCTCCGATCGTGATCGTGTCCCCGTCGCCGGAGACGACGCCGGGGATTGTCGCGGTATCCCCGTCGCCGGAGATCTCCACTCCCGGCACCGGAGACGGCGAGGGCGTCGGGATCTGGTCGCCCGAGAACACACTCTCGAGCGAGTACACAAGGCCTGGTTTGAGGGTGACGGTCGCTTCCCGCAGCGTCCGCCCCGGCACGGCTAGGCGCAGGCGCACTCGCGTCTCAGTCTTGATGTCGAGCGGCAGGGCGATCCTGCCACTCATGTCCGCGCCCCGGCTGACAGGCCCACCTGCCATGATCGCGGTTGTCTCCCCGCTCGGGAGCACGAGCGTCGCAGTCAGGTACGCCGTAGACTCCGGCGCTCCGTCTAGGCGCGTCACGGCTCCGGTTACTGTTGCCGTCATTTCTCCGTCTCCTCCTGTGCCTGCATGGCCGTGCGCAGTAGATCATGTTCTGTGCGCGCGGCTTTCTCGATACTGGTGATGCGGGCGCCGATGTCGGCCGCATCCCTGTCCTGACGCTCAGTGATCTGCGCGAGGACCTGGCCGTGAGCGTCGAGGACCTGGCCGTGAGCGTCGAGGGCACTCATGATCGACCCCTGCGCCGCCTCGATCCGTAGGACAGCGTCCTTTACGCTTCCCCCGTGATTGGGCGTCACCTCATGGCGTACTGTCTGCAGGGCTTCCTCGAGCGCGCCTAGACGCGCGTCGATACCTCCCGCAATGGCTTCGAGCTGGGCGGTTGTCTCAGTATGGATTCGTTCAGCACGCGCTTTCCCGACCTGCTCGCGGGCGAGCTCGGCGTCTGCTTTCGCTTTTTCGCGGCCCCAGTGCAGGCCGGTAAGGACGCTCGCGGCGGTGACGAGGCCCCCCAGCGCGGCCCCGGTGGCACTCACCACCGCCGCGAGTTCCCCTGGGCTCACTCGTACGTGCCTCCGGTGGCCCCGGCCAGCTCCTCCAGAGACTGACCGCCGGGGGTCATGACCCCGACCCAGTCCAGGAGGCTCGCGCCGTTGATCTTCACAGCGGAGAGGACCTGGTACACGGACCAGGCCGTGCCGAGGAATACCGTCGCCTGGGAGGTCAGCAGTTGCCAGGTGGCCGGATAGGATCCAGAGATCCAAACTCCGACGGTGACAACGCCTGCGACGATCGCGAGGAGAGCGACGCGGCGGGCACGCGTCCACCACGGTCGGTCCAGCGCCGCCTGAATGATCGGCCAGATCAGGCCGATCACCACGGTGGTGATGAACGGATCAGACTGCAGTCCGAGGAGAAGGCCGTTCACGGTCAGCCCTCCTTCGCGGCGTCGGCGAACACGCTGCGGACGGCCTCCTCGGCCGCGTCTCGCACCTGCTCCGGCGTCAGACCAGCCGCACCCGCCGACGTGAGCGCCGACAGGAGCGGCGGGACAATCGCCGGAGCCAAAGACTCGGCGAGCTTCGCCGGGTCGATCGCCCCGACGGTCGCGGCGACCTCAGCGACCAGGCGTGCGCGACGTGCGGCGGCGTCAGCGGCGATCCCGGCGATGTCGCCGTCATCAAGCGACACCTCATATGCGTTGGCCAGGCCGTATGCCTTGACCATATCGGTCCACACCTTCGCCGATGTCATCGCGACGACATCGGTCGGTGTGATTGCGTAGATCGTTCCAGTCTGGCGCGAACGAATGAACTTCACGGTGTCCTCCTCAGGGACGATTGGGGTTGATTCTGTCTCGGCCTCGCCGTTGTTGACGAGGGCCATGTACTGGGACCACGGGAACTGCGGGCCCGGATCCCAGTGGTCCGACCGCTTGTAGACGTCGGACACCTGGTTATGACCGACGAATCCGGCCTCGCCTGCGGCGAGTTCAGCATTCGTCAGATGCTTGAGCGGAATCCCCGCCGCGAGCGCGATCTCGCGCGCGTGAGCTGCGGAGAGCTTGAGCATGGACTGGGACTCTGCGTCGTTCCAGCCTTCGCCGTCCTGAGACGCGTAGCCCGCATGCTCAATTTGATACCCATCAGCATTCGCGCCGGGTGCGGCGAATGCTGTCGCTGTCGGCGGCAGGCACACAACGACGCTGTCCTGGTCGACGCAGGCGTGCGCCGACGCGACGACAGCGCCGGAGGCGAAGTAGGCGGCGATGTTCTCCGCCGTCTGCGGGCCTTCGGGGGCCTCCATCGTGTGGATCACGATGAGGCGGAGATCCGCGTTCCTCCCCTCGTAGTAATGAGCGGGCGTGTATTGCCCCATGTCGCTCCTTTCATCTGGTACGGGAAAGCCCCCGAGGCTGGTCCTCGAGGGCTTGATGCGTGTCCCCTGGCGGATTACCAGGGGACGTAGGTGGCCGAAACGGGAACGATCCACCCGTGCCCGCTGCGGATTGTTGAGTATCCCTTGATGCTCAGCGATCCGTTGGATCTGATCCGCAGATAGGCGTAGGTCGGGTCAAAATCTGCGCCACCGCCTGTTACGGTAGGACCGATAAACTGCTCCTGCGATGGCCTGAATTTCGCGGGTATCGTGAGCAGATCATCATGATCCCCTCCCGCCGATATAAGGACTCCTGAGATCTGCACGACGCCGGCGCGCATACAGATCCGTGGGTTGTGGCCAGCGCCTACTCCCCACCCGGACGACACGACGAGAGACTCCCACGGGTATGTCTTCCCTCCGATTTCTGTCCAGGCGCGGCCATTCCAAGCCTGTAGACTGCCCTGATCCTGCCTGTACACGAATGCCGGGGCGCTGTCTGTCATCCGCACGCCTGCACCTTGCAGGGCGGCGATGTACTGCGCGGCAGCCGTCTCGGATGCCACCGTCTTGATAGACGGAATCGACAGGGAGAGCGCCGTCAAATCGGCGCGTTGTGCAGGATCTGTAGGTGAGGGCACGCGGTGCCCGCGCTGATCGATGTAGCTCATGCATTCTCCTCCTGCATATATTCCAGGCGGAGACTCAGCGAGTCCCCGCCTTGCCTAACGCCCCCGTAGGCTGCCCCTAGAAGCGCGATCCCCATTCCCGGGGCTTTCATGGTTTCAGCCAGACGCATGACGTCAATTTCGATGAGGTCTGCCCCGACTTGCACGGGAGCGCTGACTGTCGGCCCTACAGTGCCCGGCCCAGCATCTGAGTATGTTGCTGCACCAACTTGCACCGACCAGGGGACCGCAGACGGCGCCGGTCTGAGGGTCAGTACCGCTGATCGGATGTCTATGCGACCAAGGGCTTCTATCTGTCGGCCAAAAAGCGCCAGGCCGCGTAACGCTCGGCCCGCTGGGGATTTTCCTTGCCATGCGCCCCCGCCGCCGTAGCGAGTCCATGCCGTGCCGTCCCACGTTCCCACCCACTGTGCGGGGATAACCGCCTCACGAGCTGACTGCGGCGGGGAAGTGGGCGGCACCCATTCGAGCAGTGGCGTCTCCGGCTTCGGCGCAGGACCTAGCGCATGAATCGGGCGACCCGTGTCCTGGTCGATGAGGACGTGCGCTGTCTCGACGCCCGCCCAGTTCACAGCGGTGGCCGGCACTTGGACGGGCGGCCCTCCGAAAAGACTCACCACGACTGAGCGACCGCCGTCATCGAGGCGTATTACGCGCCCGATCGCTGTAGCTGACCTGTCTGAGCCGTATCGTGGTGGCAGATCATCAGGAGCCGTCGATAGTAGATCCATCACACGGCTCACTGCGATACCTCCAGCTCCGTCTTTTGCACGCCCTTGTACGTCAAAGGCATTTCGTACGCGGTGACAAGGCCCCACAGCGTTTTCGTCTGCGCGGCCTCTACCGGCTGCGTGGTGACCTCTACATGCGCATCCAGGTGGATTCTTGGATCTGGGGGGTGCTCGACGGGTACTTTGACTTTTTTGCGGATTGCGTCAGCCAGCATCGCCTCCGCAGCATTTTTGGCTTGTACCGCCGATGTGATCAGCGGGGATGAGAAAAAGCGCGGGACGACGCCGTACGGGCCGTCAACGCGCATCGGCCCCGTCAGCTGATCTGCGATCGCCTGAAATGACGGTGCCCCCTCATCTGACGTTTCCTGGCCGCGCGCCACAACTCTGTTGTAAATCTTGTCCCGGCTGACTGAGGACGCCACTCCCACGACCGTGCCTGCTTCTCCGTCTGTGAGGCGTAGCTGCGGGCGCGAGGTTGGGTCAGCCACCGGCGGGGACAGGTACAGAATGCCGTCCCCGCCTTCGCGTACAGAGGCTGGCCACGCTCGCGCGATCTCGTAGATCGCATCGATACGCGACTCGCCCCACGTCATTGATGGGCACGGATAGTCCCTCAGCGCAGGGTCGATGATGAGGCCCATCCGCGAGCCGACAAGTCGACGCAGCTCAGACGCGAGCGTCCCCGCCGGGTCAGGAGCCATCGGCTCGGTGAGCCGGTCCTCCTCCAGTCGTTGGAGGAGGCTTTTGCCTGTGACCCTCACGGTCGATGGGCCTGGCTCCACCGCCGTGATGAGGAAGCGCCCGATGGGGATCGTCCACCAGTCCCCGCTGAGCACCGAACTGACCGTCAGAGACACATGCAGAACCTGTCCGTAACAGGCAAGTGGGTGCCGCGGATCGGTCGGGTCCCAATCCCGCCAATCCTCGTTTTCCACTGCCCCTACACGCGGCACAGTGAGCGAGAGCGAGCCCTGAACCTGCTGACTCGCGTCCCACGCGACAGACCCGTCCTCGACGGGCACTGACCCCAGAAACTCTGTACCAAGCCACGACTCTACGGTGGCTTCCATCGCGTATGCCGACGTCAAGACATCGTCTGGAATACGCGCACCCGCGTCGGCAATCACGCTCACGGTTCCTCCTGCCACAGTGTCCGGTCGAACTTTTCCCACGACCACCGTCGAGCATCAAGCCCATTCCATGTGAGCGCCCGGGCGTCGAAGTCTGCCCATGTTGACAGTGCTAGTTGCGTGTTTGGCTGCGGCAGGCCGACGATTGTGCCCTTGATCGCCCACGTCCGCTCAGCCACATCAAGACGCGGCGCGCGCTCCATTGACACTGACGTCACGGCCATGACCGTGACCAGGTCGACGTCACACGTACCCAGCATGCATTGCAGGCACCGCGCCGGGTTGTGGAACAGAGCTGCTGGCGTCGGAGACCCCAGCAGCTCTTTCAGCGCAGACGTATCGCGCATATTTGTCCGCGCCGTCACCGAAACTGTCCCTGCCCCGCCCTTGGGCGCGTACACAACCAGCGGGGTTGATCTGCCCGGCACCTCATGCTCAGTAACCCGCGGCTTCAACTCGCGCTGGTCCGTGCCCTGCCACAGCAGGTTCACGGGCTTCCCGCCCGCCGTATCAGTCATGAGTGACAGCCCATCCCATGACCGCCGCACTGGATCCGACTCGACGAACACCCCCGCTGACGTCGTTAACCTATATCGAATGTTCACATTGATGGGGGCCAATGGGTCTCCGATCACCCGCTGGACCCCTCCTCCGGTCCACGCACCCCCGCGCGGCGTCCACGTGAAACCGGTTTCCGTGACGCCCTCGACATGGCAGACCGCTCCCAGCGGTGCCAGCCTTGCTGGAATGATGACCTGTACTCGCGGAGCCCTGCCGCCATCCACGACAGCTACCGGCCCCTCCGTCATACGCAGCTCCGCCTCAACCTCGCGAGATGCTGACACCCCGCGAGCGCCTACCCACTCGTGGGTGAGTGCTCGGCGGCTGTATCCGATGCGGCGCTGTGGGGTGTCGCCGTCGAAGAACTCGGCGGCGGCGGTGATCGCCTCGTCCACGGTCGGTGCGGTGACGATCATGACGTCGTCGAGGTGAACCCATCCCGGGAGCGAACCAGCCTCGGCGTCGGATACCGTCCGGACTCCGACCCTGATACGGCATGCCGTAGCGCCCGCTGGTGCTGTAAATGCCCAAGTGGGGCGCGTCCCCTCTGCACTGGAGGCCAGCAGTGAGGGGACTGTAGCTACGCTCGTTTTTCCGCCGATCGTCCACTCTGGCTCTACAGTCACTGCGATGCCCGGACTTGTACGAAGGAGGGCAGACACCGCGAGCGCCTGCCCTCCTTCCACCTCCACGAATCCTGGAGTCACCACCTGGCCCTGGAGACGGTTAGGGATGTCTATTGCCAGATACCCCGGAGACTGCCTTATGTGGTCGCCCCAGTGGCCTTGGTCTGTCCCGGCTCTGATCGTTGATGGGAGGTAATTTGCCCACCCCCGCGTACCGTAGGCAAAGCTGGGGTTTGGACATAGGTTTGTCCTAACCACTTAGCGACTCCTCCCGATCAACTGTTTACGGTGTGCGAGTACTCCGACGGCGACCGTCTCGACATGGGCGCGGAAAGCGCTCCCGTCATCGAGGACAAGGTTCACCTGCGCGCCCTCGAGCGAGACACCAGAGGCCGCGCCACTGGCCGCGAGTGCGGAGACGTCTGCCCACTGGCGGGCAGTGAGGATCGCCTCCCGCGCGCCCGTCTGATTGACGGCCGCCGTGACCCCCGTGGGCAGCCAGCCGCCCCGGTCGTACTTGCGTGCGCCTCCGTAACGGCCAACGGTCGGCGATCCCCAGATGCCAATCTTGCGGGCGTTGAGGCCCGGCTTGGGCTCTTCGACCATTTGGCCGCCGCCAGCGTAGATCGCTACGTGATGAGCTGGCGACCCCCAGAAGAGGAGGTCGCCGGGCGCTGCCTGAGACCACGGCACGGGTGTTGCGCCGGACTGGTAGCCTGCGGCCGTGAGGCGCGGCCAGCCCAGTCCGAGCTGCTGGGCAGCCCAGTACACGAGGCCTGAGCAGTCGAGGCCCGGCGGGATTGCTGAGCCGCCCCACACGTAGGGGACCTGCATCTGGACTGCCCGCATTGCGGCGCCCACGAGACCGGCTGAGGAGGACTCGTCAGTCTTCTTCTTGAAGTAATCGCCGACGCCGCTCAGGAGCTTTTCAACGCCGCCGGCGCCGAGCTCGCCGATGACTCCGGGGGCGATGTCCTTCATCAGTGCCCGCACGGGCTCGGTGATGAGCTGAGCGACGGAGCCGAGGGGGTCTGCGAAAAAGTCCGCGACGCCCTTCGCGGCGTCGGCGAACCAGCCCGCGATGCCGCCGCCCGCGAAATGGGCGATGCCCCCGCCTGAGAAGCCCGTAGGGGCCTTGCCGGGTGTGCCGCCTGGGCGGCGCTTCGAGGCGGCGTAGTTAGCGGCGATGATGCGGCTCGGTCCGATCTGGCGGACGAGCTCGGGGACAAGGATTGCCTCGCCGGGGGAGAGCATCGCCGGGATCGTGTCGTGTCCCGGGCTGTATCCGGGGACGATGCCGCCTCCGGCGTACTCGGCGATACGGGGGACCGTTGGGAGCGTGAGTGACAGGCCGATCTTCGAGGCGACCGTCTCCACCAGCGATTTCAGGCCATTCGTGTACACCGTGTCAATTATGAAATTGACCGGTTTGGCCGCGACGCCCTTGACCTTGTTCCAGGCCGTCTCTATCGCTGTCTTCATGCCGTCGAAGGTTGAGGATACGCTCGACGACATCGACGTGAACACCCCTGTGACACTGTTGTAGACCCAGTCGACCGCCGTCTTTGCGGCAGTCTTGATGGACTCCCACACTCCCGAGATCGTGGAGGCGATCCCGTTCCAGACGGTGGAGACGACCCCCGCGACTGTCGTGAACACCGTGGAAATGACGCTCCATACGGTGTTGATGTACCAGGTCACGGCGGTGACGATCCCGCTCCACGCTGCTGACACGGCGCCGGAGATCGCGTCCCACACGCCCTGCAGGAACGACACGATCCCCGTGAAGACCTCGGTGGCGATCCCTGCGATCCACTGCCACGTGGCGGCGATCTGCTCGAACACGGGCTTGATGACGGCGTCATACGCCGACATGAATGCCTGGCAGATCGCGTCCCACACGGGCTTGATGACGGTGTCATACGCCCAGGTGAAAATCGCCACCCATGCCTCTATGTAGAGCTTGATTGGGAGGAGGACGATTCCGACAATGATTGCAAAAGCTGTCTTGAAGACGGTGACGATGCCGTCCCAGACAGCAGTGATCGCATCCCATGCTGTCTGCATGGGCTGCACGACGTAGGTCGAGAAGAAGCCCGAGACGCCGTCCCAGGTGCCCGTCCACCACGAGGAGATTGACTCCATGGTGGACGTCCACACCGAGCTAATCCAGTCAACGAAGGAGTAGAACGCATCGGTGATCGCCGCCCAGGCCTTGCGTCCCGTCTCCGTCTGCGTGAAGAAATAGGCGAGGCCCGCCACCAGCGCGGCAATCGCCGTGACGATCAGCCCAATGGGGTTCAAATTCGCCACGACGTTGAAAGCCGCCTGCGCAGCCTCCGCGAGCTTCGTGGCCTTGACATACTGCAGGAGGCCGCCTGCCGCCTTCACGGCGTTGATCGCGCCCATGGCTGCGCTCATGCCCTTGAACGCTGCCGTTCCGGCGGTCACCGCCACAATGAGCGGCGCTACGATGTCAGTGTTCGCCGCGACCCAGTCGAACACGTTCTTGAGCGCGTCCGCAGTCTGCTGGATCATCGACGGGCCGTCACCGCCGAACGAGGACACGAGGTCCCACACGCTCTTGGCGAGCGGAGCGAACGCGGCCGCTAGGTTCGTCGCCGCGTCCCACATGGACTTGAGCATCTCCCACGCCGACAGCCCAGCGTCACGCAGGTTGAACAGGAAGTCGACGAGGCCGCTGTCCTCCTCGAGGCCGAAGATCGGCCCCGAAAAATTCCCGTTGGCGAGGATATCCCAGATGCCCTGGATCGACGGCACAGCCGTGGTCTTGATCCACTCGAAACCGTTCCCGAGCGTGTCAGACAACCAGCTCATGAAGGCAGTCAGCTGGGGCTTCGCGAGGTCGATCATGTCCTTGAAGCCGCCGACAATCGTCGCCTGCAAGTTCCCGGCCGCGTTCTCGATGCGAGACACATCCGACGCCGCCGCGACCGCGACGTCATCAAAACCAAGCTGCAAAATCGCCTGGTTGAACTCCTCGGCGCTGATCTTGCCCTCTGCCAATGCCTCACGGAAATTCCCCGTGTAAGCCCCCATATCGGACAGCGCCTGCTGGATCTTGCCGGACGCACCTGGAATGGCGTTGGCCACCTGATTCCAGTCCTGGGTCTGGAGTTTTCCAGCGCCATTTACTTGTACGATCGCCAGTCCGAGGCTCTTGTACGTGTCCTTCGTGCCGCCAGACACAGCGTTGACGTTGCCGAGAGCCTCCGCAAGACGGTCGAAGCCGTCCACACCGTTGGCCGCGAGCTGACTCGTGATGCCCTGAATGTCCGCAAGGTCATAGACCGTGCGGTCGGCGTACTCCTGAGCGGAGGCCCCAAGCTCCTTGATCTTGGAATCATCGATGCCCGCGAACCGCAGCGTGTCCGCGAACTTGTTCGTTGCGTCGGACGCAGCGATCGCTTCGGACGCGAAACCACCGATGCCGACGGCCGCGCCCAGGAGCGCGAGCGGACCTAGCGCCGAGGTCACGAATCCCCCGAGCGAGGAGACTCCCGAGCCTACACGCCCAAGAGAGGAGTCCACCTCGCGGGCCTCGCGCTCGACGTTATCGGCCTCGCGCACCCATTCCTTCATCGACGTCTTGAAGCGCTCCCACCCGGTGGGGGCCTTCGCAACCCGCTGTTCCAGGGCCTCGGTCGCCACGCGAGCGCTGTCGGAGGCGACCTTCTCCTTCTTCAGCGCGTCCGCGTGATCAGCCGAGGCCTGGTCGGCCTTCCGGTTCGCTGCCGCCGACGCCTCGCGCGCCGAGGCCAGCGCCGACTCCGCACGAGCGACAGCCGCCGAGTCAGCAGACGAGCTGGACCGCGCTGCAGCAAGCGCACGCTCCGCGCGCTCCACCGCAGTCGCCGCGGTCTCCTCCTCGCCGCGCGCCTTCGCGAGCGCCGACGCTGACTTAGCAACCTGTGCGTGCGCCTCCTGCAGGGCCGCACCAGTGTTGGCGGCCTCCTGACGCAGGCGCGCCGTGGACTTGCCCAGCGGGTCAGCGATCGCGTTAACGAGGTCCTTACCCGAGGCAGAGACCTGTTCCTTGAACTTCTCCGCGTACTTCTTGCCAGCATCGCCAGCCACCTGGGGGATCTGCGCGGCCGTCGCGGTCTCGATGCTCTTGAAAAAGCCCTTCATCGAGGGGACGACATCGACGTAGACCGTTCCGGCCTGATAGACGCCAGACACGCAGACCTCCTGCAGGTAGTAGTTATTCAGTTTTCTTGAGGACTCCACCCCGGCATGAGAGCCGCGAGCGCCCGGCGCGCGTTGGCGTCTCGGACTTCTGTTCGTGCTTCGTCGAGTGCGATCTCGGTGAGGCTCTCAGGCCTGGGGTAGGTTTCCTTGCCCCCGAAGGCGGCGACGAGCAGGTCGAAAATGTCCTGCATGACTCTCACCTCGGGGGTTTGGGCGCGTAGCTGCGCCTCCGTCGAGTCGTCGTCCTCGGCTTCGGCCAGCGCGCGAGCGGTTTCTAGCGCGACATCAGGATCATTGAGCATGGCCGCTACCGTCCTACTCGTCGACGGGAGCGCGTCAATTAGCGTGAGCAGGAACCGGTACCGGCGGGCGCGGAACAGGGCGTATACGTCCCAGCCCTGCTCCGCTAAATCCGCAACGATCTGCCTCTCGTACCGTGTCAGGCGGTCGTAGAGGCTCGCCCTTCCCCCGCATTCCCTAGCGACGCCTCGTAATGCTCAGAGGCAGCCTTGATGAGGAGAACCATCTGGCGGAGATTCAGGCGTTTGAGAACGATCTCCGCGTCCTCTTCGCTGAGCCAGCTATTGATAATCTCCGTGGCTCGTGTTCCTCCGGATAGGGCGGTCAGGAGTTCCTCACCCTCTTCGGGGCTGAGGCCCAGCGGGTCCGGGAACTTGATGATCTTGTCGGCGAGGCCGAACGTGAACGGCGTTGCCTCCGCTGCGCCGTCCAGCTTGTTCAGGGCCGCGAGGGTCAGGGTAGGGGTGATCTTGTCGGACATTTTGTGTTCTCCTTTGTGACGGTTTTCAGTTGTTGGGTCGGGGCTTGGTGCTGGCGGGTGGTTCGGGCAGCGTCGCCTGCGTCTTTTCTGCCCATCCCTGGGCAAGCAGGGTCACCGCGTCTGCCGCGTCGTCGGTGGTGCGCTCGAGCATGACCTTTTCCCCGTCTGCCGTGGTGATTTCCTTCTGGAACGTCTTCGTCTTCATGCCTATTGCCTTCTCGTGTCTGTGTTCTCCGCTGGAGGTTGGCGGGCACGGCTGGGGGGAGAACAGCCCCAGCCGTGCCCGCAGCTCATGCGGCCTCGAATCCCGTGATGTCCCGGTGCTTGAGCATCGCGGACCCTCCGTAGTAGTTACGGCAAGCGGTACCTGCGGTCTCGTCGGCAAACGCCTTGAACTCCAAGTCCCCGGTGATGGGGTCCGTGGCCTTCAGGGGGATCGTCGGCATGGAGACGAGCTTGGCGCGCGTAAAGCACCAGCCCATCAACCACTCGTCATCCGCGGGACCATCCGCCGCGATGATCAGGAGGCGCTTCTCGGGGATCGCAGGGAGGAGCGGGTCATCAAAGACGACCTCGCCCGTGGTTGCGTTTGCCTTGACCTGCGAGAGGTCAATGCCGTGCGTCAAGGAGAGCATCTCCTTGCGGAACAGCTCAAAAATGTTGAGCTTAATCGTCTTAGATGCCTTGGTCAGGTCAGAGCGGACCGGCTCGGCATACCCCAGGCCGTCGACGTCGTCCACGGTCACATCGGGCGTGATTTCACCACCATCGGTGGTGAAAATGCCCAGGGGCGTCCACTCCGCCGGGATCTCCTTCAAAGCGCCCCCAGCATCCGTCAGGGCATCCGGGACAGCCGCCGTCAGCGGCGCAACGAACGCGAGAACGTTAAGCGCCTTGCGCACGTTCTTCGACTTGTTGTGCTTCTTCTTCAGAGCCTCAATGGTCGTATTAGCCATATCAGCCCTCCTTCCAAATCAGTGGTTAGTCGGTGGGCCTGTGAGTGGCATCAACGCTGAGGCCCACCACCTCAACGACGCCATAAGCAGCGCGAACACCCAGCCGCGATGACACGTCGACCGTGTCAACCCATCCAGACGCCCCCACCACAGGACGAGCAGACAACACATCCTCGACCTGGTCCGCGAGCGCCTCCGCGCCGACGCCGCCGTGACCCGTGGGGGTCTTGGCGTACACGTCGACGGCGATCGAGGAGACTCTCTCGTAATCGAGGTCCTGGCTCTGGATCGCGTAGACGTGGACAAGTGGTAGCTGCCAGGTGTCCGGGAGGCTTCCCTCCTGGAGTACTCGCACCGTCTTGACCCCCGTCGCCCGGGTGATCGCGTCCCGGAGTACTTGGACTGGATCCGTGTACGTCATGTGCGGCCCTTTCTCGCGCTCCGTGAGCCTGCGAGTTTCCCGAGCGTGTGCTGGGCCGGGACGCGGCGCCCGTCTTTGGTGAAGTGCCCGAACTCGACGGGCACTGCGTGCGGGGCGTCATTGGTGACTCGGCCTGCAGCTCTGCGTGACGTGCCGTTTCGGCGCGTCGGCACTTCCGCCATCACGGCCTCGACCTTGTAGGCCTCCGCGAGTACGCGGTCCCGTTTCGGGGCCGCTGCTGCTGCCGCAGCGCGCACCGCTTCGGCTTCGCTGACCATCGCGCGGCTGATCGCCTCGGACTGCAGGAGCGCCTCAATCGACAGGTTATTTCTCACGAGTTTGACTGCCACTTGTCACCTCCGTGAGATCACGACCGCCGTGCCGCGCGGCCACGGCGAGGACGGCTCCTCCACCGCCCATGTCCCGCCGAGAGGATGCTCAGCCGGGACGCGGACGACGTCTCCGACGCTGAGCGTCACTCCCCGAGGCAGGTAGAGCGTCGCGGTCTCGTCGGCGCGCTCGGAGGCTGCCTGATCGAGCAGCCCCGGCACCGTGAACTGGCCGTGTGCGATCAGGCACCCGCCGATGAGGCGCGCCGCGGTTTCCTCGACGAGGTAACCGTCCTCGTCACGGCGAACGCGCCCCTCGACCTGGACGGGGGTCTTCCACTCCTCCATCACCTCAGGCACCCCCCATCACCCACACGTGCCCGGCGCGGCGCGGACGGTAAGCGTCCGCGAGCGCCTGGTCGTCGGGGGATAGGAGCGCCTGCCCACCGACCGCCCATGTGGCGTACTGGCGGGACTGCGTGAACGGCCCCGTCGTATCGGTCATTTGTGTTGCCCCTTGAGCGGCGGCGTCGGGGATGAGGAGGATACGGCGTACGCTGTCTGCGAGTTGGAGGCGAACCGCTGCGGGGACCTCGGCGAGGCCTGCCGTGTAGGTGACGACGACGAAGTCGCCGCACCACGGATACACGTAGATGTACCCATGGCGCCGCTCATACCGCACCGGCGCACCCTCGTCAGTGAAGACGGCGAGCACCTCCACGAGAGGCGCCCGGGTGGGGAACACCCGGCCCCCGGCGTCCACCTTCAAGCGGTGTACATACGTCTCGACCGTGAAGGACTGACGCGCACGCTGCCTGAACGCTGCGGAGAGTTTGTCCGCGACGAAGAGAGCGCGGGGCTTCTCCTCGTCGCTGAGCGTACGTCCGAGGGCCGCCTCGATGTCCTCGAGGTCGACGAGAGGTGCGCTCATGTTCGCCTTCCTTTACTTCTTGGACTTCTTGGCGGGCTCCTGCTCAGGCGGGTCACTGTCGGGCACAGCCTCCTCGAGGAGGCCCGCCGTGATCATTGCCGTGGCGACCTCGTCCGCGAGCTCAAACTCGATCCCGTTTGCTCCCTTGACCTTCATCACGAAGCCTTGAAGACCTGAACCGCCTTGGGGCGCAGGACTGCGCCGCCGTAGACGTGCAGGCCGCGGACTCGATCCGCGAAGGTCTGTTCCGCACGCATGCTCTCGGTCTTCTCGACCTGCGACACGTAGGCCACGGACGGCTTGTGGAAGCCGATCGCCATGGGCTTCGTGTTATCGAGCCAGGGGCTCGTGACCACGTCGAAGCCCAGGAGACGACCGATAGCCGCCTCCCTCAGGCCTTCCGTCATGTTCGACTTGTCGAAGCTGGTGAGCTTCGACCCGTCAGAGAGAAGGAACTCCTCGAAGGCCGCGTTGATCAGGAGCACGCGGTCCATCGCGGGGACCTTCTCGGCCGAGAGCTTGCCGCGCAGCTTCAGGATCGCGGCGTAAGCCGTCTCCCAGTTCGTCGGGTTCGCGATGCCCGTCACCGCCGTGCCCTTTGACGCCAGCATCGCGGTCAGGAAGGTCTCCGCGTCTTCAACGAGCGCTGCCGCCGCCGACTTGGTGTACTCGTCGAGAGACTGGTTCGCCTGCGCAGCGTCGATGTCATCGACCAGGAAATCAAACGCCTTCTCCTGGTCAATGGTGATCTCGATACCCGTGGACTCCACGGCATCGGGGATGGTCGTGCGCGGCACCTTAGCGCCGCCACTCCCCGTGACCGCTCCGGTCTTATAGTCCTTGACCGTGATATCCACAATCCCAGGAATGTGAATCTTCGAGCCCGCCGTGAAGGCCTTCTCGTATTCACGGTTCGCCATCCCGACGAGCACCGTGTCACGACGGAAGTTCTCAAGGATACTGGCCGACCACAGCTCCGGAATGAAGTGCTGCAGAGTCATTTTCTTTCCTTTCTTGGCCCGCTTATGCGATGCCCATGATGTTGTTCAGTCGCCCGTCCTTACGGGCCTTGATGATCTCTGAGGGAGACATCTTCTTGAGGTCATCCCTGGTGAGCTGCTTAGCAGCCCTGATCTCCTCACCACGAACCCCCGCATCAGTCGCGGGAGCACCCTTGGGCACCTGCGCGGCTCGCCACGCCAGGAGACGCTCAGCAGATGCCCTCAGCTCCTCCTCTGACGAGCCAGACAGCAGGTCAGCGTCCACGCCCGTCGCTGCCGCGACCTTCGCTCGCATCGCCTCGGCCTCCATCGCCGCAGCTCGCGCCTCAGCCTTCGCTGCCGCTTCCTGCGCCTTCTGCAGCTCAGACTTGCCCTGCTCCTGAGCCTCGTCATAGAGGCGCGCCTTTTCGGCGTTCTCCTTCATCCGAGACTCATTCTTGCGGGACAACTCCTTCCACTTCCGCGCCTCAGCCTCCCAGTCAACCTGCTGGGCCGTAGCCTCAGCGGCCGCTGCGGGGGTGTCCTGCGCGGACGTCGCATCCCCTCCCGCCTCTGCGGACGGGGCATCGACGAAGCGAATGTAAGGACGGTGCTTCAGGTGGTTCTTCATGGTGATTCCTCCCATTCCGGGTACACGAAAGCCCCCACGCCGTTACGGCTGGGGGCTACTGGTTGGGGTATCAAAAACCGGCCCGGGCATTGCGCCCATGGCCGGTGAATTTGAGCTATATGAAGTGAGGACATCCCAGCTGCCCGAAGGGGCTGCCACAATGTCCTCACCATTAGGGTACCACACTCATGGAATGCGGACGATATTTCCTGCGTGATCTATGACAATCACTTGGGTAAGATGACGACCCTGCATACTCTGCCGGATTTCCCCGATCGATTCCCTATCGTCGAGTTTGCTACGGCGTAGATCGAGGACCAGGCGTTCAGCCTGTTTCCCCGCTCGCCTCATCTGCGAATCGACGGTGTTCTTCCCTTGCCCCGTGGGCGCTTTGAACTCCCAGACCTGCTGATTCATTTCCGCGTCCGGGTTCTTCGCGCCTTCATCGCGCGAATCGATGCGGAACAGCACGTCCAATCCCGTTTCCGCCAGGCGCAGCGCCGTGAGCACCTCATGCTCACTGGGCGCTTCTCTGACCGAAACAGCCGGGATGAACACCCGCCCGTCCCCATGCCCCGGATACAGGAACTCTCCGGGAATCCCCGTCACGTCCCCACCCTCATACTGAAGCGTCTTATGCCATTTTTCGGCAGGAACGCTCATCAGGCGCTTTAAACGATCAGAGTCATCCGGCGGCTGTGCCGTGGTCTTCTTCGGGGGCTTGGGAGGCTTGGGCGGCTCAGACTCCCCCGCCTTGGGCTTAGGCTTGGCCTTGGGCTGCGCCCACGACAACGTCGGCCCATACTCCCCATGCTCGCTAACCGTCAGGAGCTTCCGATAATCCGGAGTGCGCCCACCCCGGTCAGAGACACCGAGACGGTCCGCCGTGATCTGGTGGACTTGTTCGAGCAAATCCTCGTCGATCACCTGATTCACTGCCAGGCCCGGAGGAAGAGGCTGCACCCCACAGTCACACCCCGGGTGAATCGGCAGCAGGTCACCACGGTAATACCGCTGGGTCGAGGCGACGACGCACAAGGCGCAATTCTCACGCCCCGTGAGCACACGCCGATAGAACTGCCCCTCCTCCGGGTAGCCCCGCATCGACTGACGCGACGCATGCACCTTCGCGAGCTGCATGTCCCCACCGATCAGCTGCGTGAGCCGCAGCCGCCCCTCAGCCGCCGCCTGCGGGCGGGGCTTCCCCGCCGGGGGGGCGGGGGATAAGGCAG